CAAGGACGTTTATGGCTGACTTTTCTTGTCCGATCATCGTTCATTTACTCGTTAGAGTTCATGATTATATGATCGAAGAGGAAGGTGTTAACTACTTCAGCACTGACAAGTGCAAAGAGTTGTTAACCTCTTCGTACCTTAACGATTTTCTTCCTTCTGCGAAGATGGAAGAGATCTTAATGTACGTTGAGCGTAACCGTGACATACTTGGTTAACGAAGGGAAATCCTTCAACCTCGAAGAGAGGTCTACACACTAGGAGATTTCTTGTTATGCCTGTCCCAAACTATGACCGTACAACGGTTGCTGCTTGCACTGTGTTTAGCACAAGCAATGTTGGCTACTCCGCGACTACGAATCTTGGTAATAAGAAGGTAGCACACGATATTCTCACGGTGTCTAGCGTTCAAACGCCTGGTTTCAGGTATTTAGAACGGTGGGCTCTGCCCAGGAATCCGTATCAGAAACTCTACTATCGACTTACAGACCCTCGCGGGACTGTCACGACGACTCGTAGAATGTTCTCTCCAGCTCCGACTGGTACTGCTCAGTATTACGACAGAATTGTCGCACCACTGAACCACCATACGTTGCTAGCGGATCCTGATCAGACTTCATACCAACTCGGAACCATCGCGGACGACCCTTACCCTTTGGCCGTCGCCCGTCTTCAGAAGCAGATAACCGATGGAAATGCCCAAACGGGCGTTTTCCTTGGTGAGGCTGCTAAGACGGGAGCACACCTCGCGCATACCGCGACGAGGGTCTATAACGCCCTTAAGGCTTTAAAGAAGTGCCGCTTTGGCGAGTTCACGTCTGCTCTCGGTATCACCGCGACCCAAAGACAGACTCGAAGATACTACTCGGGCGTTCGTGTTAATCACGGGCAACAGGGTAGTGGATTCAAGTTTGACTCAAAGTCTAAGTTTTCCCGAGAAGAGCAAAAGAGTCGGTTTTCCGACTTCGCTGCACAGACGTGGCTCGAGTTCACATACGGGTGGAAGCCTCTTTTGAAAGACATCCACGAACATGCCGTGGCTCTTGAGAAAGTTGCGAACACTTTCGGCTTGGTTATGCGAACGGCTATCGCCACCGCTAAGACTGAGAAGACGACTAACGTCAACTTCTTGTCTGGTGGAGGTGACTACCTTCGTATTAACAAACATGTCGAATCTGTTCGCCGTATGCGAATTTGTGTGGACTTCAAACTCCCCACAGGTGTGATGGGCGCAGCAAACACGTTCGGTCTTACCGACCCTCTGTCTGTTGCTTGGGAGGTTGTTCCTTTCTCGTTCATCGTCGATTGGTTTTATCCAATCGGCAAGTACTTGGAAGGAATTTCCTCTTATAACGGTCTTGTTTTCCATCGAGGTTACAAGACCGGGTCGCATAAGTATTTTGCAAAGAATACTACGTCGACTGGCCCTTTCAAACCAAATTGGGCAGGGGACTCTACACTGACGATTGATTCGACGGATTTGTGGAATCAGCTTGACTCTTTCAGTTTTGGAAGAGACATTCTTATTTCCTTTCCTTCGACTCCATTTCCTCAGTTTAAGGATCCCCGGAGCATTAGCCATGGTATTTCTGCCGTGGCCTTGCTAAAAACCCTGTTTATACCGTCTCCGACGGGAAAACTCAGGTTGTGAGTTGGATATCCTAACTCGCAAACTTTCCTCAAAGTGAAAGCTTCACATCATGGCTCAAAGAGCAAATGTGACCCTCACCGATGCCGCTGGCACCCCGGTGAACCACGTGTACAAACCTGCGCAAACGCTTC